ATATCAAGTATTGTTGGTGTCTCTTTGTCGTTATCTAAGTGATCTGTAAGCAGTCTGTAACTTCTATTGCCTTCTATGTTACCACCAGCACGCCAGATATCTGGATGTTCTTCTTTGATTGTCTTTGCAAACTGTCTGTCAAACAATGGGAAGTTACTGTTTCTAAGTGATATCTTTTTATCATCTCCTGACTGTGGGAAGTTTGTTTGCTTGTCTTCTTCTTGATATCTACCTGATAGCCTTGCCTCGTATTCACCATGTGTTCTGCATGGCATATAAACTGTTTGACCATCTATTGAGTGACTGTGTGTGCCAGCACATCCTATTTGATCTGCTCTGCGTTCAGCCTCTTCTTCTGTTGTATAAGTGTCCACATCTACCCTAGCTTTTTCTCCATACATCTCATTGAAATCTTTTTCTGCGCCATCTACATCTACAGGTTTTGCATTGTCCTGACTGCTCTCTTGTGTCTCACCGATAGGGAATAAGTTAGATGGTATATACAATTCATCACCACCACTGACGTTCTCTAGTCCAAGCCTCTCTCTAGCCTCGTTTCTTGTAAGAATACCAGCCTGAACACCACCTACTACATTTTCATAAATTTGTCTTCTCTTCTCAGCCATAGCTGGTATAGAGTCTATGTCATACTGTACTCTTATGTTGCCGTCATACAGTGGTGCAAGAAACTCATTCAGATCTGATTCTACTCTTTGTAACAGTGGTATGATTGTCTCTTCATACAAAGATAGTTTTGCAGTTTCCATGTTGCTATAAGTTTGTGCGTCTGGAATACCGATAAGTTGCGCTGGTACACCAAACGATAACGCTATCTCTCTAGCACTCATATTAGACAGTTCTAAGAAGTCCATGTCTTTTGGTGATAATCCCATTTGTGTATAGTCGAAGTCACCTTCTAACAGTAGTGGTCTACCTGAGTTGTGTGATCCTTGAAACCTGAACTCTAAGTCTTCTAGCAGTCTTGCTCTTTGATCATCTGTCAGTGTTGTACTCTCACCAGCCTCATCTCTTGGATTGAACTTCAACATACCTGATGGTGTAGCACCATTTTTAAGTAAAGCTACATTGTGTATGCCAGCTAAGTTGTGCTGATCAATATTGTATGCACTTGACATCATAGGGCTACATCCGTAGTAGTCATCTACTGGGTTGAATAGTTTGATCTGTTTTAGTTGTGATTGTCCTGTTGTCTGATCTACAGGATAGCTTTTGAGTGTCTTGCCGTCTACTACATAGTCATAAGAACTTGGTATGATTGTCTCACCAGCTTTGATTTGTATACGATCTGGTCGTAATAGATACAACTCTCTTGGTGGTCTTAGATCATCTGCGTCTCTGAGTATATAAGTATTACCTGATATCATTAGATATGAGAATAGACTTGTAAAAAATTCTTGTCCTGATTGTAATGGGTTTGGTCTGTCTAAGAGTGTTATAAGTTCGTGATTGTCTAGTTTAATATCATCATCAAATACATCTAGCTTGACTGATGAGGCATTGATACTGATGATGTCTACTGATCTATGGACTATTGCGTTTTGATTGTAGCCTTCGTCTGCATAAGAACTATACTTCTTGTTGGACATTTTGTTGTATGCGCCTAGTTTGTTGATCATTATTCTAGGTGCGTCTTTTCTATCTAGCTTTTGATCTTGTTTCTTTTGTTTGAAAAATATATCTAATATACCCATTAAGTTATCCTATACACTGCTTGACCACTAGATTGAAGACTTGTAATAGCCCACACTAAAGCGTCTACTCTATCATCATGTTGAGATTTTACATTATTTCCAGTAAAAGAACACATTTGAGATTCTAATTCTTTGAATATTCCAACATGACTGACCATACCTCTCTCGTAAAAACTACTGACTGGCTCTGCTCTTGTTACCTTACCTCTTGTTGCTCGTACACTTTTGTAAGGAACATTTACATCTCTTGTTCTTAGTAAACGCTCAATAAGATCACCACCATTGTTCACTTCTGCAATTATTCTATCAGCATTATGTGTATGGTACAAACTGATAGCTTTTTCTATCCACTGATCTGGTGACGATCTCATAGTTGCGTCTTGCAGAATATAGAAACGATTATCTGATCCACGACCAGCGACAACGATACCTGTCTCATCACCTGTTGATGTCATAGCTGGATCTATTGCTACTACAACTCTTTGTAAGTTAGGTGCAACTTTTATTCTGTTCTCTTCTATCTGACTGTACTTGAATAAAGCGCCCTCTGTGTCTTCAAGGATCTCTCCGTATAGTTCTTGTCGTCCTAGCCTTGTGCCTTCTAGTGTTTCTCTATACATTTCTACTGATGACTTTGCTAAATTGTCAATGTTCTCATAAGTTGATCCTCTAATTACTTCTACATCACTTCTCTCTACAAGTGATTTGATAAGTTGTGTCGGTCTAGGTGTTGTTGTAATTATACACTTTGGATTCTTACCCTGTCGTAGTGCAAGTAGTAAGTTGTCAAACGCTACTGTGTCTCTGAAACTACCAAGCTCATCACACCATGCAAAGCTAAGGTTACTACCACGAATACGATCACCGCTCTCTGCTGGGAAACCAAGTATCTTTGATCCGTTGTAAAATGTTATCTCGTTGTAAGACTTATTGTAACCTTCTGCTGATAACAGTTCTGGATGTATCTGGTTGATGATACCTGAGTCACCATTGAATACTACTTTCCTAAGATCCTGATGTGTTGGTGCTACTACACCACAAGTTGCATTAGAGTTCATAAGACAGTGTTCTATGACCGCCATACTACCAAGTTGTGTCTTACCAAAGCCTCGACCACATACGAAAAGATGTATATTGTACTTGTCTTGAAAATTAATCTTCTGCTTTGCTCTCGCCTTCGAGTACCACTTTAGAAGTGTTTGAAATGTTATCTTGCTCAGAGGTGAACTCAGTTTCTCGTATTCTTGCCAGTAGTCTTCTAACACTTTCATCTTCTTTTGCGAAATCTCGTACCTCTTCTACATTAGTTTCCTTCCATCCCATTCTTGATTTTACCCAGAAAATACAAGCAGTCAAAGAAACTTTATCATCACCTTCTGTTGCTATTTTGAACAGTCTCTCACATATCATCTCGTTAGCCTCTGCCATGCCGAGATCAAGCTCATCTCTATAAATTTTAATCATTGAGTTTTTACACATACCGATCTTTACTGCTATCTGATCTTGTGGAACACCAATAGCAGACATTCTGTATACTTCTTTTGCAGTTTGCTGATCTCTAAGTATTTTTTTCATTATTTGAACTCAACTTCTTTTATAGAGTGCAAGTGTTACATATTCCAAGAATACCATATCCCAGCCAACAGTATAATCAATCCAACAAAGTTTATATAAATCAATGGCTTATCCTCAGTAAGTATACCAGCGTATAGCCATCCAGTGATCCCTACTATCTGAACATATAGATTTTGAGGGTAAATGTTTGCAGATGTAAGAACTAATCCAATACTTAACACTATAGCTGAAAACCATTTAACTTGATTTATCATTGAAAAAACTCTTTTTTCGTGTACCGAATCTTTGAGCAAAGTCTCCTTCTGTATGAAAACATCTACTTCTGGTACTATATTTCAATATACACTCACCTATCTGACCATACACGTCAATCTCTCTTACTTTCCTGACTGCTACTGTAGTCATTTCTTTATCTGCATCTCTAGATATAATAATACCCACATCTGTCTTGTTGTAGAAGTGCGCTGATCCACTGATAGAATATAAACTATCACAAACAAACTTACCTTCCGCATTTCTTATCTGTTTGTTAGGATGGGCTATCAGTATAGACATAGTGTCTGTCTCTCTGTTGAATCTTTTTATTTTAGATATAACTACAGATATGTGTTCGTCTTCTCGCAGATTTGAACTTCGCATTGGATCTATTTCGTTGTATGGATCTATGACCAGTCCAAAGATATCATACTTGTCCTTGCACATTTTGGCTCTCTCTACTATCCAGTTTATATCTGGCTGAGATCCGTAACGATCTATGAAGAAGAAATGTTTTGCCACAAAGACTATTGCCTCTCCAAGCTCGACTTCGCTGAGTCTCGTCTTGAACATTTTGTGGTATGGCTTTTGATGGTACTTCTCACAAAGCCTGAGTACGTTCATCTCTAAGCTATGTTCTGGGCTAAATATTGTAAACTTGTGTCCATACTTTTTTGCTTGGTGCATAAGAATATCCATAGTCAAACTTGACTTGCCACAGTTGGGAACGCCAGTGATAACTACAAAGCAAGGCTTTACAATTTTCCATATCTCATCAAGATTGCCGTAACCTGTGCTAAATTGCTTATGTTTCTCCCCTTTATAAAGTGACATAACAGAATCATAGAGATCATCAGCAGTATAAATACCTATGTCTTTTTTACTTTTTGATGATTTCAACTGATCGTTCATCTATTAATCTCTTTTCATTCTCTACAAAATACTTGACTAAATCAGTCAACTTTTCTTTATAATCATCTGGATCTGCGTAAAAATTTTGTGTTGTGCCGTCTTCACAGGTATACATCAAAGCTATCTGATCGACCTTAACGTGATATATTTCTTCATACATCAAAGCGTAAGCAGTGCATTGAATTAGATGGTTTTCAATAGGCTTTTGTTTCATTTTGTTGCTGGTTTTAAAATCTATAACAGATATCTTGCCTTCTAATGATCCAACACAGTCTACTGTGCCAGCTAATTTTATTTTATCACTGTATAAGAAGTCTTCTATTGCTCTTACGTTTTGGATTTGATTGACATTTTTTTTTATCTGTTTGAATAGTTCGTAGTCGTTGGCGCTTACTCCAGCACTCCACATAACATCAGCTAAGACTCTACCACCTAGTAAATGCATCTCTATCATCTTGTGAACATTAGTACCACGCTTTGCAGATCGTTCAGCCTCTTCTCTAGCTTTCTCTTCACCTAACTTTTCCTTCCATTTTTCAAGCGCATAGTTTGGTTTGGCGCTCAATATAGTCGTTACCGAAGGGTAACATTTATCTTTAATTTGATAGTATCTGAGTTTATTAGACATAATTATCCATGCATAAAGTTCTTATTTTTTCTTTTATTGTATATATTAGTATTGAGTGAAGATTTTTCACTACGATAAGGCATATTTATTTTGTAGTAGTTTCGAGTTTTGTATCCGTTTTTTGTTCTTTTGACTCTTATAATATTAGATATCTCTAATTTTCTAATATGGGTTATAATACATCTCTCAGAAACACCACATCTCTTAGCCAAGTGTTGTTGTGATGGATAGCACTCATTTAGATCATTTGCATAATCACAGAGCATTACTAAGACGAGTTTTGTAGTCGGATTGTCTAAATCCTTCATTAATCCCCATTTCAGTGCGTAAAAGCTCATCTATACCAGTCTACAACTGTAACGCTACCTTGCGTGATTTGACTTATTTTCTGTATATTTTTAGCCTTTGGTATTCTTTTGGTATACACCCATGCAGACACGCTGGGCGCTTTGAATCCATTGTTTTTACTGAATCTGGCTACAGATATACGATTTTCTTTAAGATATTGTTGTAATTTCATTGAATGTATCCTCTCTGCAAGAGTATAACATTATTACATCTTATTTGTATATATATCTTTACGAGAATGATAAATATGGTATTATGGCTTTGTGGTGAGAGTATAACAAATACTGTCTTTGCTTTGGACAGAAATAACTCCACACTCTCATCACACCAGATAACTATATGAGGTAAAACACATGGCAATACAAAATGGTACTGGTTTGATGAATCCAGATCCAAAAAATCCATCTAACTCACCAGCAAGTAATTACACAGATTATGCGACTGGTAAGATTACTGTAGGCTTACAGTCATTGATCAAGGCTTGTGCAGAGATTGATGAGCAAGCTATTCCAAAAAATAACAAAAACCAATGGGGTAGTACCTATTCTGATCTACCATCTTTGATGAAAGTAGCAGAGCCTTCTTTGAAAAGGAATGGTCTGAAAAGTTTTTTTTACGAAACTACAACAGATGATCTTAGAAAATCTGGCTGGCTAAAGATGGATCTTAGAATAATACATCAGACTACTGGTCAAATCGTCTATGAAGGTAGTGTTTGTGAGCCACTTGATCTAAAAAAATCATTGTCACCGACTCCACAAGTATGCAAATCTACTAGAACTTATGCTAGAAAACAACTGTATCAGATGGCTTTAGGCATAACAGAGAGGGATGATGACGCTGATTCTACATCAAATGTAGCAGAAGTGTTGCACGCTTTAATTGTTCGTTGTGAAGATCCAAAAAATCGTAGACATAAGGTTGAAGAGAAAAGATACAAGACGATTCAATGGCATGGTAAACAGTTCAATACATTCAAAATCGTAAGCGCTATCAATCCGATTCTTGCAGAATTGCAAGATATTGCTAGTGAACACAGTGATTCAGCAGATGAGGTAAAAAAACAGAGAGGTATTACTGATGAATGAACAACAAATATTTGAGTTCTTTGCTAACAATAATCACACTGGCTGGCAACATCCT